ACCTTTCGTCTGATAGGTGCGAGCTTTCTCTACTAAATGTTTACTCAACCCAGCCCCTTGTGCAAGGGACTGGAGCGTGTGGTTAAATTCAATCACGGCTAATGCCGTAAGGGTTTTATTCATTTTCGCCCCTAAATAGTTTTTGAAGTCCTGCATCATAGCGACACAGGCACGTTGCTCATCATCCTGCCAGTTTCGTACCGTCTTGCAACGACACTTCAATTTCAACTGGAAGTTCAATCTGTTTCATTTCTAAACCACTCCTGCTCTGTGATTACTGTGTTATCACAGAGTACATAATAATTTTTCCCAAGAAAGTCATACACATGGACTGTGCCATCAGTCCCTTTCACTGGACGTAAACAAGTCCCCCCACGCAATGAACGGGTTCCATCAAGTCCCGCTTACAGTACTTATTTTGGGTGGCTTCACTCAACCACCCCGCTTTGACACCGCCTAGGCGTGTCATAACACAGAAACGCTTGGTCATATACTGAACCTCCATGCCAGCTACAAATTCACCCACGCCTTTCGCTGACAATAAAAGACGTGGTCTTTAAGGGTTAAACTTAGTGTCTTACTCATAGGTAAGACACATAAGAACTAAGATGCTCACCACTAAACTTGTGCAAGATACTATTACACAAGTCGTAGGATAATGTTGCAAGGCTGTAGGGGTCATACAAAGCGACCACATCTTCTACCTTGTTCACCACATAGACGGCATTAGTGCCGTCATTAATAGCGTTACCCATATCGTCAGCATGACGTACCAACTTGTAGCCATACTCAACTAAAGTATCCACCTGTGTGGTGGAGAGTTTACCACAGCGGAGTTTACCAGCTGTGGTCACAATAACAAATTTTTGGTTCATACTAAGTTATCCTTATACAGGTTGTTAAAGTGCAGGGTGTTTACATTAGCCAGTTTTACGTCTTGGCTAGGACGTTGTTTATTAAAATGGCATTGGTGTGCCGTGTGGGATTGACCACGCACCCAGAAACAGGATGCCCCAAATAATCAGGGCAATAAATGCACCTGCTTCCGTTGAACGGAAGCCTTGGTCAGCTTCCTCCTTGCATAATGGTGCAAGGATAAATAATAAAATAGTATTACCCAGTATTATAATACTGCACCATTTAGTGAAGGTGCGCAAATCGAATGCGGGCAGAGTTACACCGTTTAAGCCTGTAGCATACAATGCTACAAGAATGTATAAGCCTACAGTCATAATAAACATTACAGTTGTTGTAAGGGCGTTGCGTGTCAGAGCTGTTACTACTGATACAGCGTAACAGATAATAATAAACAAGATTAATAATAAAATAGTCATAACATCACCTATGCGGTTGGGAATTTAGACACGCTTAGATTACTAGGCGTGTCGCCTTGAGTTGCATTTTACAAACTCTTAAAGCGTGAAACGTAAAACTTTTATATGTTTCACGCTTTAAAAATTCGTGTTGTAGTGCATTACACGTTGTTACATTAGACTTGTGCAAGGTTTTTGGTGTTTTTCAGCTTTATGCTTGCTTAATTTGTTTTGCGTGTCTTGTTACATATAGTTACTTACATATTGTTACCAAGACAACAAGACAACAAGACAAGCAAAAATGCACGTTTCTGCAGATGAGAAAAATTTTTAGCACGTTAGAAAAAAATTTCTCGCGCCGACGTGGTTAATTTTACCTAAAAATGTAAAAAGTATTGAGTATAAATTAAATATAGTTTATATATTATACAAAATACTAATGCACTTATAGTAAAAACAACAACTTGCACATTCACAAACTGATTACACAAACTTACAATCCCAAGACAAGTTACAAGACAAGTTTGTCTTGCACAAGTCAAAAACGGCTGAAAGCCTCTAGTAATCAACAAGACAACAAGACAAGAAAAAAAAGTGTACTTGTCTTGTTGTCTTGTACTTTGTCTTGCACAACCCCAATTTTACACGTTGTTACCATCTATTAATACGATTGACAAGTTTCGTAACACAAAACTTTTTTTAGTCTTCCACGTTTTAATATAAAAAGACAAGCTGAAACGCTAAAATTTGCAAGTTTTAAGACAAATTCCATGCACAAGACAAATTCAAAAAATGAAAAAAGTTTAGCTTGTCTTGTTACGTTTCATTACACAGTAACAACGTGTAAACATTTAGCACCATTATAATTTAACGAAATGGGGTATTTTATATCTAAATGAGCTTAACGTCTTTACATAACGCAACAATCGCATCATGCACACAACGAATAAAACACATTTAACACAACCAAAACGTAAAATGTTTCACGGCGCTATGAGTTTTAGTGTTCCAAAAATGGAACACTAAACATGGTATTTACTCAGCTTGTCTAAGCAATTTACTCAGAATCCTGAGTAAATCTAAATTACTCAGCTTGTCTAAGCAATTTACTCAGAATCCTGAGTAAATCTAAATTACTCAGCTTGTCTAAGCAATTTACTCAGAATCCTGAGTAAATTGTTGCCCAAAAATTTTACAGAATTAGGGCGTATATCATCTATACGCTATTTAAATTAATCTATATTAAATTAATTTAAATAGCGTATAGCCAAGCCACAAGGCTTGGCTATACTGTCAGCTTATTTTAAAAAGAATTTCAGCTAACTTTTTAATTTGTGCGTCATCAAGAAGACTTTTTAAATCTTCTGCAATCGCATCTAACTCAGAACCCATAAGATGTTCAGCTAAAGCATTTAGTGTTTCTCTGTTAGTATCTTTATAATCTTTTAAATCAGACTTGCTATTAGAAGTTTTTCTACCTTTTGCTTGTTTTTTAAACAAAGAGTCTGTGTCAAAACTTCCCAGGGCTGTTTTTATAGCTTTGCATTGCTTAACAAGCATGAAATTATCAGCATTAAACTGCATATCTTGTTTAGCTGTATTAATAATGCTATCTAACGTCATGTATGTTTGCTTCTCTTTGTTAGCAAACGGAATACGCTCATTAGATAACTCAGCTAATAACAATGCTTTGAAGTCTGAGTAATACATTTTTTGTCCAGCATTCTCAGCTGAGAATGCTAAACTAGTAAGTGTTGCATATTGCTTAACTAAATCATTAAATTTAGTGAACACGTCAGCTTTTAATAAATCTTTCAATTCTTTTTTAACTTCATCTAGCGATAAGCTATTGATGTCTGTAGAAAGTTTAACAGTAGTTTTTAAAGTCATTTCATTTCTCCATTTACTCAGAATCCTGAGTAAATTTACCTGATTAAAAAATAAACAATATATAGAATTAATATACACTTGTATATCAATTTACTACTATATATAGTCTGTTATTGAATAGCTTAAAATTACATCAATTTTAAGCTGTGATAGCGTTTTCGCTTTTCACGATTCACATTATATACGCTAACTTTTTTCTGTCAACTTTTTTTTAATTGTTATTTCTTTAGAACAACAACAAAATTACTGTAAATGCTTGATTCTATTTAGAAATTTTTATTGTAAAGTTTTGTAAAAATTTAGTTGGGTAGCTTGTTTTGAGCGTTTCTTAGTATGTAAACAAGTTTTTATCAATCGGTAAAACAAGTTTTTTATCGATCGGTAAAAACGATTTTATCAATCGGTAAAACAAGTTTTTTATCGATCGGTAAAAACGATTTTATCAATCGGTAAAAAGTTAAATGAAAATGGTAGTGATTTTGTATATCATTAACAATGAGAATGAGAATGCGTATCATTTACGCTTGAGAATGATAAGCTAAATAATAATTATTTGCGGATGAGAATGAGAATGCGTATCATTTACGGGTGATAATGATAATAAAAACAATAGCAATTCTCAATTACCCCCTACTGGGCATTTTTTGACCAGCACCCCCGTGGGCGAAAAGGGTGAATTGCACACCGAATGAAATTTCAAAAAGTTTAGCTAAACTTTTTGTAACACCAAAAATAATGCTTGACACGCAAAACTCCCTGCACTATAATACCACCGTAGCCAACTGGGTTTTCGAGCAGTTTCCCCACTGGCTACGCCCATGATTCATGTCATACCATTTTCAAAAATTTAAGTCAGCATAACCCCTTAAGGTAACTTAAGGGGTTTTGTTGTTCTTGCACATTATAAATTACAGGCAACAAAAAACCCCACTTAGGTAACCAAGTGGGGTTTTTTGCATATTGGGTGCTTTCAAAAATAAGCGTAGTATACCACAACTAAGTGGGAGTGTTAAACAATTCTACTTCCATAGCTCTTCGATTGGCTAATCCCTGCACAAATTTACCCCCCGCATTGACAAATCGACCAAACTGACCTGATGCACCAATGTAATCACCACTATTTAGATAACGTAATAACGTAGATTTTACAAAGTTACCCTCACCTAAATTGTAGATAAAACTGCACAAGGCATCGTATTGGTTCTGATTAAGTGTTACTTTGACATTTTTGGCAATGGCTTGCTCAACCCACTTAAGGTCTGAGCGAAACCATTGCTCTGCTTGTTCTTTGGTGCACACATCGCCACGCTTAACAGCTACACCATTCGGGTAGCGAATAGTCCCATAACCAATCGTCCACACCCCTGCACTATCCTGATAAGCGTTGGCACGGAATGATTCAAATTGATGGATAGTTTTGATACCACGGTCGCTAATTTTACTGGTATTGGCGAACTCATCGTAGGCAAGTAAAACAGCTAAGGTTTCTACACCAAGTGCTTGGACAATTTTATCCCCTGCATCTACTTGGTCTTGGGTTAGTGCACCCCCTGACAGTTGGCGGAGATGAGAAAAGACATCTGCTAGGTTCATAATACCCCCTATTGACAGCATTGTGGATTAATAGCCCCAGCTTTGGCTGGGTCACATCGTGCAGTACCAATATACTCAGGTTGCCCTGCACTATAGTTGATACCATTTCCTGTGGCTTTCTCAATAAGTTTGTTCACTTGAGAAGAGCGAGATGACTGAGCTTGGCGTACAACAGTGCCACACCCATTAAAGCTAGTAACTTTCATCGGAATATCCTATAATAATTGTAATATATTAACGCAGGATAACGGTATGGCACAAGAGAATATTGCCAGTTATGTGCAAGGCTTGGCGGTGGGTGCAACTCACGGGTCTGTACTTACCTTTGATGGGACACGCTATGCTTGGGCAGAACGTCCACAAGGTAGCGAGGACTACTTATTGACTAAGGTCGTTGGTGGGTTTGCGTTTGTTAATAACACAGGACACAGTATGGGTGAAGTATTACTCACAATACCGCCTATTGACTGTTGTAGTAAACGTGCATACTTCACATCAGACCTGACGGCAGTAGGTAACGCTACGCAGGCGGGTGTGTTTGGGTATGTTAATGAGGCTAAGTGGTTAAGTAACTGCTTGAGATTAGTAGATATTGTGCACAAATCGTTGGGTCGGTTTGGTGTTACAGTGGACACGGTGCAGGTTGTGCCTGTGCCAAGCGTGTGTAATAAGATTGTTGATGTAACACATACATCTCGGAGAACGTAATGGCGTATACCACTAAAGAAGAACTGAAATTTACCTTTGAAGATGGCACTGAGAAGTCTGTTGAGATTGAAGTGCAACATGGGGAAGATGGTGCTAAAGGTGCGAAAGGTGAAAAGGGTGAGAAAGGTGACACTGGTGCACAAGGTATCCAAGGTATTCAGGGGGAGAAAGGCGAAAAAGGCGATACAGGAGCACAAGGTATCCAAGGTGTGAAAGGCGATAAGGGTGATACTGGTGTTAAGGGCGATAAAGGCGACACTGGTGCACAGGGTATTCAAGGCGTAAAAGGTGACAAGGGTGATACTGGTGCACAAGGTCCGCAGGGTATTCGTGGTGAAAAGGGTGAGAAAGGCGATACTGGTGCGACTGGGGCTAAAGGTGCGAAAGGTGATGCGGGTGCGTCTATCACAGGTGTGACGTATAATCAGCAGACCAATGCGTTTGTATTTACTACGTCTGATGGGGGGTCTTATAACACACCAGCTCCTGAGTTGGCTCTTACGCTGACTAAGTTATGTGAGTTAATGAACACAGCTCCAGCGGTTACGTCTGCTACTGACTATAGTATGTTGATTCATACGGCTGAGGGGTGTAAGTTACTTCAGGTGCAGGGTGGGCAGTATGCCGATGTTCGTGCACAGGTTGCGTTTGACCGCTCGGTGTTGCAGGGTGGGCAGAACTACTTACAAGCAACAGCGATGAACTTACGAGCAGAAGATGCTGGTGCAGTTCACATGGTCATTACAGCTCCGACTAACGCAGGGGTTACGCTGGGTGAGCCATCTATCAGCAAACCTGATGGCACAACAGTTACGTTGGTGAGTAGCGATGCTGGTGTTTACACTTATCTCATTGACAACTTACGAGGTGGTGCTCGAGTTACGGTTTCAATCCCCGTGACTTACGCTAATGCAGGTACATTTACAGCCAGCCATCGTGTTGTGTTGCAGAATAAGTCGGTGACAGACTACGCTACAAACGATGACTATGCGACTACATCTACGGTTGTCGGAGGTGTAACTGCGCAAATTCCTAGTGCGTCTTGCCCACTTTTACAAGTTAAACATGGTACGAAGAATCTTGTGATTTACGAGATGAACCGTACGGCATTGATTACCGTGCATAGTACGATTGGCTTGCCAATGAAACAGAGTAACCAAGTAGGTTATATTTGCCGTGTGAACGACACGCTCACCTTTAATGAGGGGGTTGTTTATGGTGTAAGTCATACGTTGATTAACAATGACAATGCGTCTGTTATCAATGCTGTGCAGATTGATGGTACTTGGTATCGTACTGGGGTGCTTACTAATAACCAAACGCATATTAGTAACTCAGTTACTGCCGACTCTCCTGCGGTAGCGATGACTCCTACGAGTATCCAGTTCCGTGAGCGTGGTTTATATCGCATCGAGTTTAAGGTAGGTGAGAACTGTAAGACACAGTATGTGTTTGTGTTGGTGTTAGATGATGCCTTAACTGTTACCGATGCCCGAGATTTGTCTGTTGCAGGTGTAGGTATTGCCACAGGTAGTGTTGTGAACAGTTATCAAGCTGGTGGTGCTACTCTCTATTTCACTGATGGTAAGGGGGTAATATATACATCGAGTGTGGTGGATTTGCCCCGCAATACACAGACAGGTGTGATTAGCCATGTGCGTAACTTAACACAGGCTGAAGTGCGATTAAAAGCTGGTGAGAGTAAGATGTTCTTACTTGAGTTAAGTTCACCAAGTGGTACGGTTACTACAGCCAATTTGATTAATGCCTTGACTGGTAATAACTACAGCTCAGGTCGTATCCGTATGTTTAAGGACAGCGATACACGCATTCGTGTAGAGGTAGATAATACGGTAACGGCATCTGACAGTTTCACTGTTGGTAAGTTGAAGTTTACTGTGACCTAATTACAACCACAGATACCGTTTGAATCTACATCTCTACCACCAGCGTGTTCACCACTCTTGGTGTAGAGATTGGATTCTACAACCTTAGAGCCCTGATGTGCTACGAGCAGATGCCCACACTTGTTGCAGGTATGCTTAGATGACACAGCAGGGCTATATTTTTTCTGTGGTCCTATGAGCATATTGACCCCAATGACATTAGGGCGGTAGCCTTTAGGTGGTAGGTCAGACACGTTATTCTCACCAAAGTGAACATAGTTGAATTGGCAGTTTTGGAATGTGTTAGCATTACCTGTAACGTGTGGTAATGTGTTAAACTTGTTGTGTAAATCTACGAAAGTACAATTTACAAACGTACACCCTGCACCAAATTGCGTTGGGTTGTGGAATACAACATTGACGAACGTGCACCCATCACCTGCGATTGTTGGATTTGTATCAACCGCAGGAATGGTTGTGTTCTGAATGAGAGAACCATCAGGAATAATCATGAGTGAGCAACACGAAGATAAAGATTTTAGAGTCTGTACTCTATCAGAATTTGGTGATGTACAGCAACCGTTAGCTATGTCATTAGAAGCTCACGCTGAGCGTGATGCTAAGGAAGTTCATGAGATACTTCGTGAAACTTTTGCGAGTGATGTAAGTCTTGCCCGAGATATGGCGTACTTTGGTGAAACAAATCTAAGTATGCTGTTGGAGTATTACAAGTTAAGTCATGCAGATTTACAGAAGAAACTGAATGATGAGAACTTTGTAGCTCTAATCAAGAAGTATAAGGCAGAGCTTAATGTAGACCCAAAGGCTGCTATTCGTATTCAGGCAGAATATTTATTACAAGAATCCCTGCCACACCTATTTAACGTAGTTCGTAGCCCATCAGTAGAAGAAGCTACGATTGTGAAAGCTGTGCACGAATTAGCTTTGATTGCCAATGCGATTCCAAAACCAAGTGAGGGTGCGGGGGCTAGTAATGGTATGCAAGTGACATTTAACTTTGGTACAAGTAACCCATTAGTGGGTAAACCAATTGCTATGGTAATTAATGATGAGTAAAACGATTGACCTTTCCTTAGACGGATACCCAACGATGCAGGAGTTTGGGGCATCTAATGCGTATGTGAATATTGTGATTGGACCTGCGGGTTCAGCTAAGACATCAGGCATCGCCAAACTTATTATGATGCGAGCTATGTTACAAGAACCCGATGCGAATGGTATTCGTCCAACGAAGTGGCTGGTGGTGCGACAAACTTACCCACAGTTGGTGTCTATGACCTTACCATCATTCCGTACGTTCTTTGAAGACGTTACGGACAGTCGAACTAACCCAACGCCTATGATGTTTGCGAAGTTCCCCCTGCCCGATGGTACACAGGTAGACTGTACTATTGAGTTTATGTCTATGGATAACCCACAGAGTATCCGAAAAATCCTAGGTTATGAGCCTACGGGTGCATTCCTAGACGAAGTGTCAGAACTAAGTGTAGATGTCATTGATGCTGTGGTGTCCCGTGCGGGGCGTTACCCTAGTCCCAACAGGGTTAAGCCAACGTGGACAGGAGTTTATGGAGCGACCAACGGTCCATTAAAATCGCATTGGCTATATCAATGGTATCTTCGTACTATCGGTAAGCACGACCCTAAGAATGAGAAAGAAGTAGAAGCTATAAAGGCGTGGGAACTCTATGAGCAGGAGTCAGGGCGTCCATTCTTCCGTCTTCACAGACAACCCCCTGCACTAATCAAGGACGTTAATGGGGAGTGGCAACCAAACCCACTAGCAGAAAACGTTCAAAACTTGCAAGAGGGTTATAGCTATTACTACAAGATGTTGTCTCAACCACAACAACGTATCAATGCGTATGTGCTAGGGGATTTCTCTGATTTACAGAAAGGTGAAGTAGTTTTCCCTGAGTACAATTCGTCTATCCACTATGTTGATAAAGACAAGTTCCCCGTGCCTAGACGAGTTCCGCTGATGATGGCATTCGACTTTGGTCGTACGCCAGTATGTATTGTGGCGGTGATGACAAGCACAGGTCAGGTGTGTGTCTTTAAGGAATTTGTAGGGTCTAACATGGCGATTGAAACTTTGGTGAAGAATGAGATTAAGCCATGGCTGATGACAGAGATGTTCGGTGCACAAATTGTTTGTGCATTTGGCGACCCAGCAGGTGACATCAAAGGGCAAGCACAGGAGCTGTCCCCATTCGATGTACTCCGTGGGGCGGATATCCCCATTGAAGTTACATGGCACACAGGCAACCAGTTAGAGCCACGATTGCGAGCAGTGCGGGACCGTATGACTACGCTAGACAAGCATGGTAAACCTAACTTATTGATTACTAGCGATTGTTATTACTTACACAATGCTTTGCAGACCAATTATGTGTATGAAGAAGTACAGGGTCGTAGGGGTGAAGTTAAAGATATTCCAACGAAGACACACAAAGAATGGGCGTCTGATATTGCCGATGCACTTCAATATTTGTGCTTAGGATTAGCAACTAAGTATAGCCATACACACAAAGAAGATGATAGAATTAAGCCATTCGTTAAACGAAGATTAACCGTAATTGAATCAAGATAGGAGATAACTATGAACTACCAAGCTCGTTGTGGCTCACAAGGCTGTTCAACTAAATCAACTAAACCAGTAAAATAGGTGCGAAGTGGCAATCAGTAAACGCAAGCAAGGCATCAACGATGCCTTAGCGGAGTTGGTGAATAGTCGATATAGAGTTGCATCAGAATCAAACCGTGAAGTACATGAACGTGCCATGAAATGCTACAAGCAGATTAAAGGCACGTTATTTGATACGGGTTTAGATGAAGAAGAGAGGGCTTATAAAGACATTCAGATGAACATCACCCTACCAATTACGCTAGGGTTTAAGGCAATGTTGGCTGAAATTTTAGACCCTGTGGTTGCCCAACCATTTTCACTAGAACCAACTCCGATTGTTGAGTTACCGCCAATGGTGGCTCGAGAATTACGACAAGCGATAGAGCAAAACCTACCAACCCTAATTGAAATGGCAGGGGGTAATAAGAATAATATTATCAATATTATTGATGAGATGACTGAAGCCACACGCCAATATGAACGTGAAGCCGCACAAAAGGCGGCAGACCGTTTAACCACGGTGGTGCGTGATAAGTTAGTTGATGCAGGGTTCGAGAAAGAATTTGACGACTGGCTGTGGAACTTATGTGTGTACCCACTAGCCATTATGAAAGGTCCAGTGTATGAGATGACCCAAAAGCGTAAGTGGGGTGTTTTTGGTTTACAGTTTACCAACGACATCACTATGCGCGTGCGTAACATCTCACCATTCGACTTCTTCCCTGCACCAAAAGCTAAAGACCCCCACACCTGTCCATATGTTATCGAACGTATGCGAGTACATTCAGGGCAATTAATAGATTTAGTGTCTGCCAGTGGGTATGATGCTGACATGATTCGAATGGCTCTAAGTGAGTACACCAGTTATATTCTGAAGTACACACTTAACAATGGCGACCATGCACCTGACAGTGATGCTAGTATGACTGAGCCACCAAGTAATGAAACCATTGGCTATTATGACCTACTTGGTTACTATGGTCGTATTAAGGGCGAATACTTGCGTGAGTTCGGTGTAACCAGTATTACTGACGATGAGCTGAATCGTATGTTTGAAGCCGAGATTTGGGTGTTGGGTAAGTACGTTATCAAGGCTCGCCTTAACCCGAATGACAAGGGTCGCAGACCTTTTGAAGTCATGGCTTACACATCTACTACAGGTGAGATGTGGGGTAAATCTCCTGTAGAGATTCTTCGTGATGCACAGCGTCAATGCACTCAATCAGGACGTGCACTGGCTCGTAACATGGAATACTCATCAGGTCCTATTGGGGAAGTAATGTCTGATAACGTTATTGGTAAAGCTGACCCACAACAGGTATACCCAATGATGATGCGAGCTGTTAAGTCTACGGGTAATGGTCAGCCTGTTTACCGATTCCATACTGTACCATCATTGGCAGGTGAACTGATGACGGTGTTCGATAAGTTCTATCGCTATGGGTTTGACTTACTTGGTATCCCACCAATCAATTATGGCAATGCCACTAATGCTGCTACTTTGGGTCGTACGTCAGGTGGTATCGCAATGGTGATGAACCAAGCCAACAAACCTGTTAAGCAAGCTATGGCTCGTATTGAGTCGCAAGTCACCAAACCAATTATTCAAAAATTCGTTGATGAAGAGATGCGATTCAATCCTGACAATTCCATTAAGGGTGATATTCAGGTGCAGGTCCGTGGTGTGCGTACGCTCGCTGAGAAAGAACAAAAAGATGGTAAACTTGAGTGGGCTCTTCAGTCCCTTGCACCGTTTGCTAAGGGTGTTCAGATTCCATCTGAAGTCATTATGCGTCTAATCATTGAGATTATGAAGAATAGTGGTCTTAGTACCAAGGGCTTACCTAACTATGACATTATTGATGCTGTACAGAATGACTTGATGAACATTGCTCCTGTCGAGAGTCAGCCACCTGTGGCGGGTATTAACCCCATAGCAGGGTTAGATGGACGTAGTCAAACTGCCATTAACCAAATTAATAGTACTGGGGGATAATATGCCAACGTATCAGAACGGGAAAGTGGTGGGTGTTACCCACTGCGATGTGTGTCAGGGTAAGGGTGTCGTTGTGAAAACTTACGAACCTGCGAAGCCTGTAGAGTGTGAAAAGACCCACGCATATACTACAACATACCCAACAATTCAAACAGGTATTAAGTTCTTTGTGAATGGTGTGGATATTGCACCAGTAATATATGAACGCCTAACCTATTTCTACAATGCTGGGTGGGTTGCATATAACTTTGACTTACCTGACTCAAACTTAAAGGTTAAGTTTGATGAGGCGTATGTCAATGGCAGTGGTCATGTGGTAGCTCGCCTACACTTCTACACGGATTCTACTGACCCAATTCGTTTGGTGTATGAGAATGAGATGGGCAATGGGTTGATGCACTTGTATGATGACACTGATGTTACGGTAGCAACAGGGTCTGTTATGCTGTCTTGTTGTTTAGTTAAATCAGCTACTGTGCCATCAGTTCCTGAGCAGTTACGTCCAATACCTGACCCTGAGCCACCAACACCCAAAGACCCTGAGCCACCATCCGAACCCGTACCGCCAGTAACACCTGACCCTGCACCACCCCCACCTGAACCAACAGTAGAACCTTACACTCTAATGGTAGATGGTCAAGTGGTAGGTACAGTAGATAGTATTCGTAATAATGATATTATCGCCTTGTTACGCAACGCAGGTTTAGATGCGTACGCAGATGAAGGCCGTTACTTGAATATTTCCAACCACAGTTTTGGTGACAAGACAGTTAAATTATTACATAAGTATGATACTGCTGTTCACAGAGAAACTGTTAATACCCGAGCTGTTATCGACCGTTATTCCGTGACGACCTTTGATATTACCATTACCAGTGGTCTAGCAGTTGGTTAGTGAAGCTGTATTATTGACTTATCCGATTAATGACCGTACAATTATAGGAATACAAGTTCTAGCCGTGTGTGGGATTAGTCTAGTTGAAACCCACTAGACTAAGTAAGGCAAGTTACCAGTGTCTGACCAGTTAAACGGTAACATTATACAAGTGCGATGCTCCTGCATTGTGTATAACGTGCTACTATGTGACAGGTGGTAGCGACCCATACGAAACTGGGTATTATATTTATGGTGTTATATGAACGATGAACAACGAACGAACCTGACTTTATTAGTCTTACAAAAGATGAATGTGTCTAAAGAGACACTGCGGGACTATTTAAGTGGTGTCACGACAAGCATCGACTGTGACACCATAAAACAACTTTTTTCTTTGAGCAACTTAAATGCACAAGGTGAGAACTATTTAGGAGCTTTAATTGCATTCCGACACGACAGGTATGGGCGTGAAATGAGAAAGTATCTTGACAAGCTAATTACTGAAGCTCGTCAAAAATACGAAGACACAACCGCATCTGAACAATTACGTCTGCAATTACAATCACTAAAGAAAGTACGACATATTTTGTTTGATATGGAATTAAAAGACGTATGAGCACACATTACAACCCTGCAAGTATTAGCAAACGTCAATACTTAATTGCCCATGTGTCCAATGCACAAAACAATGACACGGTATATAACGTGTACTACAGCCCACAACAGAATTGTTCTGTAGATACCAACTTTGCTCCATTCGTTCAGAATGGTGTACAGGTTACAGTATCACCGCAGAATACACCTATCACCCTACACTTACAAGGTACATACCGCTTTATCCAACAAAATGTGGATACAGAAGCTCTCTTGCACCTTGAACAAGTAGAGCGTGATGTTGTCATGGGACACGTTGTGATGAGTAACGTACAATGACCTTAAACCTGCAACAACATAAGATTGACCCAAAAAAGTTACGCACCAAAGAATTTACGGTGTTGGTCCAATACCTGCACGAACACTTAAATGATATGCGTGAACAATACGAGAACAATCCTGCTGATGAGTGTACCCGTGGGAAGATTCTTATGTTACGAGATTTACTAAGAGAACTGGAGCAATAGCATGAGTGGTTTTTTACCCCAACAAGGCACTAACACGAATGATGCAGTGGACAATATCCACGCTCAACTTAACCAATTAATTGCAGGTGAACAAGCACCGCAAGAGCAAGCACCACAGACTAATGTCAATGATGAGATGGTGCGAGCGTTATTAGACGTCCAACGTCAGAACCAAGCCTTGCAGTATCAACAAGCACAACAAACTGCGTGGCAACAACAATCCCAATACCAGCAAGCCATTGCTCAGCAACGAGCTATGGACAGTATGCAGTTGCAACAACAAGCACTACAGTATGCCAGTGCATTCACGCCTAAATTAGCCCACAACGAAGTGCCGCAAGAAGTGGCATCTCAGTTAGAGGGTGTGAAACCTGTCATTGATAATTACATCAACGATGCACTTGGTAAGTACCACGAAAATATGCAGAGTGCTTTGGTTGATATTTACAGCCGTAACTTAGAATTAGAACGTAAGTTACAGCAACAACCAGTGGTGCAAGGTATCCCATTTGAAGAACGCCTAGCGATTGCCAAGCCTAACCTACCACAAATTACTAATGACCCACAGTTCCATGAGTTTTTAGATACTCCTGTATCTGCTGGCTGGACACGCAAAGACTTAATGAGCCAAGCGTATCGAGCGAATGACACGCAACGTGTGTTAGCTATGCTCAATGAGTTCGAGCAACAACGTGGGGCTAGTCAGCAACCAAACGTACAACCTTATGGCACGGTAAATTCTATGCCTAATCAAACTGCTCCAAGTCGTGCACGTCCTATTTCTGACTTGCACAAAGCACAAAGTCAATATCGCATGGGGATGTTATCAGCCGAGAAGCTAGATGAGATTCACACTGCGTTTACAACATTAGAAGCACAAGGCTTAGTGGACTACACCCGCTAAGTATAACTGGAGAAGTAAATGAGTACACAATCTACACAAAGTGTTGTACCAAGTTCATCAGGGTATCCATCATACCCATCAATGTTGAACAGTCCTATCTTTGGTGAGGGTTTAGTCCATCGTTATAAGATGAAAGCTATCACCACGGAAATCACAGGCAACAAGATGATGCCAAGTGAAATCAACAAGTCGGGTACAGAAGTAGTTTTATACCGTGCACCTGAAGCTGAAATCCGCACTTACCAAAAGAACCAACCTTTACAACACAGTGATTTAGCGACTGATACCATTCACATGGTTATCTCTCGTGCGATTTACTGGTCGTTGAAAATTGACCAAATTGACTTGACACAGGTCGGTAATATTCAAACATGGATTAATGCTTTCAAAGATGATGCCGCTCATAAGATTGATACGCACATCAGCCGTGAGTTGTTGTTAGAATTACCTGTGAAAGCATCACCGCATAACAAAGGCGTGTGTGCTGGTATCAAAACTGGTTCTTGGAACTTAGGTCAAATTGGTAAGCCAATCCAATTACGCCCTGATAACATGGCTCAAATCTTCGCTATGTTAGAAGCGGTATTAGTGGAACAAGAATGTGCTAGTAAAGATGTGTTTATCATCTTACCTTATGCAGCTAAGTTCTTGATGTACCACCCAACAAGCCCGTTGTACAGTGCATCGGTATCAGGTCTTGCTAAGTCATCTGTGTTAATGACAAGTGAAATGTTCCCTGACTTCTTAGGGTTTAAGACCATGTTTGCACACAATATGCCTGTGTACACAGACCCAATCACAGGTGATACCACCTACACAATTATTGCAGGTGATAAGAACGCAACGGCATTTATTACGCAGATGAACAAGTCCCGTGTAATTGACACGAACCACGAAACTTGGGATTCATATTGGCAAGCCTTACAGGTTTATGACTTTGACGTTATTCAACCTGAAAACTTAGCTGTTGCGTATGTGACAATTAAAAATCAAGTAAGTGCATAGGTGATATATGGCGCGTTATAATGTTTTTGATGGTGGTGACAAGTTACGCCACCCAACGGAATTTGAAAGTGGTGTAGTAAATGTACCGAATATCCGTCCAGCCGCTCACCACACTGAGCGAGCTTACTTCATTACTAAGCATTTGGACACAGGTTCTCGCCCATCCACCAAACACGTTAATCCGTTGGTAGTGCGTTCAGGTGATGAATTAGTTACTCATGTTGGTGGTGCAGGGTGGACTATCAAAGGGCTTGGTATCCATGTCAAAGTGCCTACCCGTGGTAAGTTTACTTTTGCTCTTGAGCTGTCTGACGGTACTAAGGTAAACCTTGCACCATACGATAGTGAAACACCGACTGATGTGGACTTAAGTAAGACTGGTTTCACGGTGTTGCGTCCTGTGAACCCAAATAACCCAGCGGTTCGTGAAGTGTTAGAAACTACAGGTAACTGCTTTGTAGTGGCTAAATTCACAGGGCTTAATGAAGATGGTTCTGAAAATGCTGAAGAACTATTATCAGGTTGCTACGGCATCACATTAGAAGCTGTCTACTGGGAAGACGAACGAAGCTGTAATTGTGTACGTTTGCCTTGCCCTACTACGTTCCCTGACCCTAACTGCGAACCAAAGGTGTGGTAATTACTTGCACCCCGAGGGATACCCCATTATAATGATGGGGTATTCTTATTTTACTGGAGATATAAATGGCTACGATTAAGAAACCTATTACCAAAAAATCTGCATTAGCAGAAGAACTTACGTCACAACAAGCAGAAAGTATTGGCTTACCAACTTCTGCACCAATCGCTGTCGTTGATGAATATGGTCATGTGTTGCCATTCACGCAAAACAACGTAGATGCTTTCCACTTAGTGAAGATGGGTGTAACTTATTTGTACACAAAAGAAGAAGTACAACGAGCTATGGAGCACAATGCCAACTTAATTCGTAGTGGTAATTTTGAAGCTCCTAGTATGTTCCACGGTACACCTAAGTTGATTTTGCCACGCCAACGTCAGTTGAAAGAAACCGATAGTCAAATTAAATTCATTGACCCAATTCATGTAGCAGTGCCACGATGAACGTAACAGCAAAGAGTATCATGGTTCGTGTGTCAGAACGCTTAACAGACCAAGAGCCTGATTATGAATTTGAACTATACACAGAAACTACGGTACTCTCTGCTTTTAACTGGGCACTGAGTGCTATTAGTCAGGCTCGCCCTGATTTATTTACACAACAAAAAACCTTACCTATCGCACATGGTGCAACACATACTGTTGCGGGGTGCGACCACATTACATCTATCACAGGTGTTATTGTTGATGGGGAGCTGGATACAACATTCACACCAATGTCAGCAAGTAACCGATTCTTACGCAGACGACAGGTGTGTACTGAGAAGTACAGAGCTGTTCATGTAGGTTTATCAGGACTTAATAATGTGAGCTTGCACCCACCTGTGCCTGATGATGTTGATGTGTCCTTACTGGTTATGTGTGCCTACACACCACAAGCTGATAGTGTAGATGCGATGGTGAATATACCAGTACGCTTGCATAGTGTGGTGGAAGAGTTGATGTTGTACTACTTATACAACATTGATGCTGAATCTGTACCGAACCGTGACCGTGCAGGGGCTCATTACAATGTTGCTATGGCTCTACTAGGAGTACAAGCTAAATGACCAATATTGAGAACTTTGTAGTGCACGTTGGTGGTCGAGTGGGTTCATCTGATGACCTATCGATTTATGCTGCCGTACAACAAGCCTGTATCATCTTCATGCAAGACACGCAAATCTTCCTTAACCGCTCTCGTTTTTATGGTCAAGCAGGACATCGAGAGTATATTTTGGAAGTTCCTGAGCACATGACGGTATTAGATATTGAACCTGACGGTGTAACGTTGAATGGTAGAGTATTTCACAGTTATCTCCGTGATGGTCAATATGATGTGATTAAACTCACAACAACCCCTGTTGATGGTGGTTGTTACGAAGTTGAGTATAGTTATAGTATCTTACCTGATGCTTGTGAAGTGCCTGATGAGCTGTATAACAAGTACCTTAATGCTATTGTAGATAAGGCAATAACCCTGCTCTACACTGGTGATAAGAACACAATGGTCAGCCAACACTTGTATCAAATTGCACAAGCAAGCTACAAGAATACTTTAGATGATATTAGGGTTCGCAAGTTCCACAATTTCTCAAATAGACCTATGCGTATGACACGCAAACTACGTTCAGGATATGTACCATGGTGACGTATAAAAATGGACAACCAGTAAAAACTGACGACTGCTGTATACTACCGATGTGTGATGAGCCACCTGAGTTGTGCGGTGCACCGCCACCGCCGTGTGAACCTAAGTGTGGTACAAAGGTCCACATGACCTGTGCACCAGCTCCTACCCGTGATGCTATTAAATTACAGTCAGGGGAAGTGGGTCGCTGGTTTAACTTGAGCCCTACGATGAGTAGCCAGTTCTTTGCCGTACGCCATAAGATGTCATTGACCCTTAAGAAAGCGGGGTCTGTGAGTTGTAGGGAGTATTGTCTAGCTCCATCAGGGGTGAATAAAAAGGGGCAAGTTTACTTTGCTTGGTCACAAGGTTTTTACAAAGCTGATGCTGGTTATTATTTAGCAACCATCACTATTGATGGTTTTACCGCAGTGCAGTATGTACTATATAAACCATTTGCTTTTGTCAATATGCACTTCTCGTTCCCTGTATACGCGGAGTGTGGCGATGACTGCGATGCTGGTATCAGCGTACCACGCAAAGGCTGTGGGTGTTATGTAGATACTTGTTGCACTCATTTACCTGAACCTATTCAAGAAGAATTTATACCTGAGCCTGTTGATTGCGGGGGTTGTGATGATTGCGATTAAGTCTAAATGGGGTTTAAGTACCAAGATTGTTGGTGCGTTAAACGCAGGGGACACGTTCCTTAAAGTACCATCTGATGTATTATCAGCATGGATTCCTGCAAGTGGTACACAGTATTACGCCACGCTCCGTAGTGGTGGGCAGATTGAGCACGTCCTAGTCAAGGGTTACATTGCAGGGCGTGGGTTATTAGTAGCCCGTGCCCAAGATGGTACGACTGTGGGTAACTTCCCTGCTGGGTCATGTATTTCTGTCGAGTGGAATCCACAGCAATTACTTGACTTCCTAGATAATAAACCTGACGTGAAACCAAAAATCCAAGCAGGTGTCCATTGTATTGGCTGTAACACCTGCCTTACTATTGAAGCGGATGGGACTATCAGTGCAATTAATGGAGCAGAATCATGCTAATTGATATGGCTACATTCCAAGCCCACTTGGTCAAAGGTTTATCACCTGCGGATACTAAGTTGTATTTAGCACCTGACAAGCTAAAAGCTCTTGACCGCATTGGTGTTGGTAATCATACGGTACTGCGAATCAAGTCGGGTGCATTTGTTGAGTTGGTTCGTTATGACCACACGGAAGACTACAAGAAACGTGAGTTTAAAGACTTCGTACACATTACTCGTAACGTAGATGGCACAGGTCATAAGACATTCCCAAAAGGCGTGTGTGTAGACTTCGTATGGACAGACGATATGATTAAGGAAGTATGTGATGCCAACGTGTGATACTAAATATGCACAACTACCTTGCCACCAAACTGGTGTAGCGTATACACATAGCAAGGCTAATGTTGGGGATACGGTACTACGCTTACAGCAGAAACACTCTGCCCAATTACCTATACTTGGTGCAGGGCAGTTCTTCTATGCAACCCTAACAGATGCTTGTAACAAACGATGCCAACAGGTCAAAGTAGTTGCTGTTGATATGGTTACTGACACTGTTACCCTTGACACGCCTTTGGCTGATTGTATGTCTAGCAATGCTCGCTTACGCTATGACATTTGTGATGTGAATGCCATTCTAGCTATTGCGGAATCTGTAGGGTTGAATGTTACCCCACCCCTACAATACGACTGTAATACTAGAACTCTAAGCATTAATTGTGTACAATTACGAGAAATGCTGGAAGAGTGCCAAACCAATGCGTAATGTACAATTTCGGGGAATTAAACCAAGGTCAAAACCTGATTTCCTAGAAAACCCATTTGCTAGTTATGCTACGAATTGCACCTTATATGATGGTGCAATTCGCCCTTTACGGGATAGTAAATTTTACAAGCCCGTGTTCATATATGGTAGTGATGTAATTAAACCGCCTGAAACCTTGCGAGTTGCAGGGGATATGCTCATTGGTTTTACGCAACCTACATTCCACACTAATGATACCAACAACATTGCTGGTGCAGATGCGTTCTTATTTGTAGAGAACGGTGTATTGAAACGAACTAGCCCAACGTGGTTAGTAGAAGCCTGTTCTTGTGCAGGACAAGCTGTGGAGAACGTGGGTATCTGCTACCCTAAAGAACCACCGATTGCCATGCCTACGGGTGAGAAGTGTGACCCAACGTACAACATTGAGATGCCAGCCTGTCTAGACACGCTACTCCCACAAGACTGTCAGGAAGAGCCTGAAGTGTTGGCGTTCCTTTATACCTATGTGAATGCGTGTGGGGAAGAATCCGCACCCAGTTTACCGTCTGAAACTATTAAGACTGAGAGCTTAGCTCAGATGGTGCTTGAGCCTGAAGTAAATGCACCCGCTAACGCTGTCGCTCGCAAGTGGTATGTGGCTATCTCAAGCGGAGAGCAAGCACTTTGGCATTTTATTGGTGAGCAACCCATTGAAGAAAAGCAGTTCTTTTACTGTCATACGGTGTTCTCATTTGCAGAAATTCTGAAGACCGAAGACCACAACCCACCACCGCCATGTATTGATGGCGTTGTTACGCTTGGTATGGCGGTGACGGCTGTATGGCAAGGACGTGATATTTGGTTTTCTGAGCCACGTTTGCCTAATGCCTATCCTGACCAACACCGCCAAACTATTGATGACGACATTGTAGGTATCTACAGTTTTAACGACCAGTCGTATGGCAACGGTGAAATATTCTTAGGGGTTATTCTCACGAAAGGTGCACCTTACACTATTCGTGGTACTATGCCCGAAGATATGACCATCACTAAACTGAATCGTATTGCACCCTGCCTAAACCCAATGGGTGTACTTACGCATGAGGGTAATGTGTTTTACACATCTACAGACGGGTTGTATCGTATTACAGATAACACGGTGTACAACATTACGACTGAGTGGTTCACGCTTGATGATTGGCAACAGCTCTCTCCGCAGGAGATGAGAATCGCCTATTACAATGACCGTTTGTTTGCCTTTTCTCCTTGGCGTGATGGCTTGATGTTTAAGTACCCAAGAGAGAATAACCAACACCAGTATGACTGTGTATATATAACTAAACGAACCCACTCAACTGCACAACTGCCTGACGGTGATATGGTGATTACTCAAGGGCAACAAGCCTTTCTGTGGGAGCATAGTGCAGAGAAACTGGTAGCTACTTGGCGTAGTAAGATATTCACCAACGCAGGTCTGTGGAAACCTACAGTAGCTAAAGTGATTAGTGATGTACATCGTTATGCGTTAGGTGATGCCCCTACTGTATACCAACAAATGAAGTTGGAGCAACAATACTGTGCACCTTGGTATGATGTGGGTAAGTTCTTACGACACCACCCTGAGTATGAAAAGTATTATAATTACTTGTATAGTCAAGTAATTACGTTTACCATTTACGGTGATGGACAAGAAGTGTATAGTCGTGCTGTACGCAGTCAGAAACCATTTCGCTTGAAACGTGATAGACGAAAAATTTATTGGCAATATGAAGTGAAGACCCAAGTGGATATTAATGAGATTCACCTACAGACTTCACTTGATGACCTTACACAAGAGGGAGGACACGCATGACCTGTGCACAAACAGTATCGATTGGAGCGTGTGAAGCTGATGGTCCAAATGCAAACACCAACAGCTCAAACTATGTAGTGCAGTATCCTAAACAATACCGTAGAACTGATGGTAAGTGGCTCGCTGTTGGGTCACTCATTGGTACAGTCATTGGCGGTTTGGTGAATGCTGACATCTTGAACAAAGCTAAATCAGCCGAAGATGACTGGCGTGATATGACACGCAAAATGAGCGACAAGGGTGAGTGGTTGTTCACCACTCATGCTGACAAGATTCTTGCGTGTGTAGACAAACTACATGAGAAGTTATGTGCGTTAGCCGAGTGTGGTTACAAGCCTGACTATGAAGCGATGTTTATTCGCACCCGTGCATCTGCGATGGCGGTTACAGAGATTGAACGTAGAAAGTTGTGTCGTACAGCCACTCGGTTCAAGACTGGCTTAAATCGTGATGTACATCGTTCACTAAGCATTGCCAGTATCCAAGCACAGACTAACGCACTTAGTGTTGGGATTGACACGGCTCGCAAAGCAACATTTGAGATTAATTATAAGATGTTGTATGATTTAGCTAGTCTTATGGAATCTCACTATATTACTCGTATGAATACTGGTGCAACGTTTGTGCGGAATGCCACCATATCTTACGATAAACTAACTTACTCATACCGCACAACAGCTAAGGCTGACACGGGGGACTGGGCTAAGTTAGGTGGTACGCTTGCTACGCTTATTCCTTTATTCTTAAAAGACTTCAACGACCCTGAGAACGACTGTGATACAGGCACAACAACGGGTGGTGGTATTGGAGGTTTATTACCATGACATATAATTTCCCATTCCCTGATATTTCAGGGGTGCGAGTTAAGCCAACGAATATGCCACCGTTGGCGACTACGGCGGATTATGACCGCCCACCAACAGACGAACAACCTAAACAAGACCCATTACAGGATTACATCAAACGGGTGATTCATGATGGGTTACAAGATGAGAATGATGTATGAGTCTTTACGGTCTTGGGCTTGGTGATGCACTTTACGGTGGTATGGATTCTGCACTCACTTTAGGGGAGCGAATCCATAACTGGCAAACGAATCGTCAATTTGACCCCTATGCACAGAAAGCTCAGTATGATGCCTATGCTCTTAAGAATGTTCAGTCACACAATCAACTGTTGAAAGAACATACAATGCTACAGCGTAACTGGGCAGACTATAATACCCCTGAGTACACAGAACATCAACGTGCACAGGTTAATCCTATTGGGCAGGCCCAACAAGCTCAGAATATGCAGAGTAATATGGGCCAAGCTCAACTGGCATCGGTGTTAGGTATTTCTCCTTATGGTAACTACACAGGTAACAATGGTATGCAACCTGCGTTCATGCGTAGTTTATATTATCAACTATTGCAACAGAATGGTGGTAATCCGTTCCAAGCAATCCAACAATTAGGTTATTAATATGCGATTCGAACAAGGACCTTTACCAGCTATGGGTGGTAACACAGGCTGGTTGAATAATAGCCCTGCTTTGCAGGGGCAAACTAACCCGCAAAATGCTATGGCACAGGCGGCACTAGCACACGCAACTGCTACACGGCCTCCAATGACCCATGCTAATGGGCAGTATTTCTTGACAGATAACTACTTCCCACCTAGTCGCCCTGCATCCCCTCCACAAACTTCAGCGTATGGCAATTACTTTTTAACCAATGGTAATAACCCATGGGGTGATATGGTGCAACAACGCTTGGCAGGGGTTACAGCAGGTACAGCTCAGAACCAAATGATGTCAGCGATGGCTCAGGGTGCAGGGGGTAAACGTATTTCACCTACCCCAACGACTTTACCACCACCGATGTCTATGGCTAATGGGCAATATTCTTTAACCAACAACTATACACCGCACCCATTAAATGTTGGTAGTATGGTTACTCGTATTCAAGGTGCTGCACAGGGTATGCTACCTAACAGTCCAGCGGAGCAGGTGTATTTACAAGAAGTACGCAGTAACACCCCTGCACCACAACCTGCACCAGCTCCACGAGCTCAAGCACCAGTACGCCAAACACCAGCTCAACGTGCCCCTGCACCACAACAAGGTGGTACAGCTCGTATTTGGGGTGGTGGTCGTTCCATGAGTTACGCTCCTACAGGTGGTGGGCAACGTGCGTATATTGGTAATGCTACCCCATTAGTGGACACTGGCGTATTACCCGCTAATTATGGTCGTCCAGTTGAGCAAGCACCATATCAACCAACATACCACTACCCAGTAGCACCTTTGGGTGGTTATCAGTTTAATATGGACAGTATGCCATCACATTTACCACCACCGCCACCCGTAGCTCCTAACCAAGCTGGGTGGGATTTTTCAGGTTTAGGTGCAGTATTAATTGACGAATCACAATTACCTGCTATGGGGTACTAAATGACAACACTAGGGCAAGTTCTTCAACGTCCTAAACCACAAGATTATGTTGGTGAATATAGCCAAACATATCAGACGTTAGAAGATGCACTCAATCAGGCGAATGATGCAGCTACTCCTGCACAACTAACGCCTGAACAACAGCAAGCCCAACATGAACAGCGTATGCGTACTAGCCCTGCATACGCTATAGCTCACTCACAGGACTTCAGTAACTATCAACCAATCGACCCTGCGTGGAATGGCTACTTGGAACAGAATCCTGAGATGCGACCTTTGTTTGGGCAAGGTGGGGCTGTGTGGAGCTACGCTAATCAGAACGTGCAACAAGACGAAACTGGTCGGTATCGCCTTGCACCTGTGGACTACAACCCATATACCGATGCACAGTATCGTAGTATGTTAGAGTATGCGAAAGCTCGTAACATCAAGATGCCAGCAGAAGCCTTGATTGGTTATCACCCTGACATCTCTACTATGAGTTGGCAAGACCCTGATGGTGATGGTACATGGGAGTGGGAGTATTCGTATTCCGACACGCATGACAAAGCTACGAAAGATGCACAGGTTCGGTATATTCAGGAGTGGTCATATCAACCACCTGCTCCTGAGCCACCGCCAGTAGTATACGAACCGCCACCAGTAACGTATGACCCACCACAGGAGTACTACGAACCTACACCAACTGACGACTCTTCAATGAGTATGAAGTGTCGTTTAGGGTTGTGTGATGAGTTTGGTGTATCAGGTCGGGGCGGTGGCTGGGCTAGTAACCACAACACTCTTGCATCGTGGAGTAATTTCCCACAGGGGCGTAACTTATTAGCCCAACGCTTAGAGATGCAAGAGCGGGCTGAGTTTGCAAAGAACTACAATGCCTATAACCAAGCAGTAGATATTGGCAATGCACAAGCCTATATGCGTTCACCTGAATATATTGAGCAATACAAGCAAGGTATTATCTCAGGCTTATCTGTACCTGAAGCTCATGCTCGGGCAGTTGAGTGGACGGGTGAATACTATGGTCCATTAGGTAGTAGTACGATGCAACGCTTGGTAATGCCACAAGCCTTGTCGGGTGTGCAAACGCACCACGATGCACTTAATGCAGCGTGGATTGCCAATGGTGCAACCAGCATGATTCAAGCTAACCCTGTACTATTAGACTACAACGTACCACATTTAGGTGCAGTTCGTGTAGGTAATGATGGGTCTATGCAGTTAGGTGTGGCAGGTGCATTTGAACCGAATGGTCAAGAAACTACTGTGTTAGGTGGTCAAATCCATGCAGACATGACACCTTATGCACCAGCGTTAGTGAGTATGCCACTTGGTACTCAAGGGCTTGCTATGGCAGGGTCGGCTATTAACTCACAAACTGATGCCCAACGCAAGGCTGTAGCAAACCTCAACTTTAACATTACCAAAGAACAAGCTGACCAAGCCCACAAAATAGCCCAACTGCAACAAGGACTGGTGAATACGCAAGTAGGTATTATGAACGATATTAATAAAGCTCAGTATCAGTTTGCGAAAGACCAACAGGATTATCAGTTGAAGGCTCTTGAACAACAAGGGCGACAGCAACAAGCTGATAAAGAGCAACTGTACTTTGCACCTGACAGTAGTCTAGTGCAGGGGTGGCGTAGTGTGTTGAAAGACCCACCACCTATGGCTAATACGGTGTTTGATGCAACTGGTTTATTAACTGACCGCTACATCAAGAGTTGGGTAGACCCTAAACAAGGGGCTATTATCAGCAAATACAATGATGCGATTAAGTTAGACCATAATGATGCTAGTTTGTATGACTTCAACCCAGCAAACCAACATCGTTTTTATAACGCTTATGGTTTAGTCAAGAACGCTATTGATGTGCATCATGCACTGGTGAATCGTTATAACAGCATGGGTACACTCACGCCTCAAGACCGTGCGGTGTTAAACTCTGCAACGTATAACTACGCCAAGTTACAACTGATGTTACACCAATTCCACCAACAAGCGAGCAAGCATGGGATTAAGTTACAATGAGTAAACTTAACTTGAATCGCACTACCCTACAAGAACTTACGCAACACCCTAATGTGCGTAAGTTCTTGGACTTAATTGCTTTGTCCGAGGGGGTGCGACACGGCTATAACACTAATTTCGGCAACACCAAAGTAAACAATTTAAGTGCCCACCCTAATAACGCTGTGCCATTTAAGCGTGGTGATAAGATGGACAAGTCCACTGCTTTTGGGCGGTATCAGTTCATCAAGCCAACATGGGACGATGTGGCAAGACGATATAACTTACCTGATATGCAACCAATCCATCAGGACATGGGTGCTATTGTACTTATGAATGACCATGGTGCACTCCAACACGTTATCAATGGTGACTTTCACAAAGCCATCGGACGCTTAGGTAATACTTGGGTTTCGTTCCCTACTGGTGGGGACAAGAATCGCCAGCCTAAACATGACTGGGCTACGATGAATAAATTCATTAGGCAAGTAGGGGCTAACCCATCTATTGCACCCTTGGAATACAACCCTGTGTACTCTGAGAGTGATATGTTAGGTATGATGCAGGGGTACAGTGATTCTGTGAAACGTGCGATTGACACGATGAACGGTTTAACTTATGAAGCATATCAACCCCAATTTTATATTCCCGCCAACGTGCTCAAAGATGTTACAACAAATAAGACTACGCTTGAGCGAGCCTTGGGCATTAATGATGGTATGAGCCAATCCTACCTACCGCCTAACCTGATGGGTGGGCTATATGATGACAAGTCTAAGCTAGGACTCATGGGTAGTCTTTACGGGTAAAATATTGTATGATACCGCTAAATGAGAAGTTAGCGGTATTACTATGAGCGATACAATTTTTACGAACCCACACATTCGACCTAACCCATACAAAAGTCTTAACAATAACACCCAACTGTATAGCGACACGTCTAACCAGTTGAGTGGTTTATTGGACTCCGCCAAACAGCAATATGCCAACATCACTGCACAACGTCAGCAGATGGTAGACCAAGTCATCAATCTTCGTTTACAACAACAATTAGATTACGAAGACCAACAAGCCCAACGTGCTAGTATTGCAGAAGTATTTAAAGGGGCAGGTGATGCGGTCAAACGCTCTGCTCTTGGTGGGTTAGACACGCTTAAAATCGACCAAGCCTATGAAGTCTACAATGGTAATGATGCGTGGCGTAACAGTTACAACATGGCATCTCAACAACGCCAACGTGAGATGTTACAAGCCATCGCACAACAAGTAGGTGGACATAACCCCGCATACCAAGAACACGCCTACAATACCCTAGTGAACAAGATGCAACGTGGGAACTATATGTCTAAAGCCCACTTGACCGACATCGATGCTGATGCAGATACAGGCACGTTCATGGGTAGCTTAGCCCACTTCAACGCTAACGCTGTGAACTCCCTTGCACAAGCGGGGACAGGCTTAGGGCAATGGGGTATTAACGTTGTAGATAAGGTGTACAGCTCGGACTGGTCACGTTCAACCGCACAAAACTTAAAGAACCGTGCGAATGCTCTGCGTGATGAAGCGAATATGTTGCGTGTCTATGGTGATGGTTTATCTGCGGAGAACCGTGAGAGTCTACTCCAGTTTAACGAGAATACCTACCAAGGTGACAGTAAAGTAGGTGCATTCTTACATGGTGCAGGTAAGGTCTTCACTAATCCATACGCAGGGCTGATGGAGTATGGCGATGACGTAGCTGGTGCACTAGTCATGGGCGGTGGTATCGGTGCAGGACTACGCTTAGCAGGACTTGGTGCTGGTGCACTAAGTGCGGGGTTGTCATCAGGGGCAGTCGGTATCGGACACGTTGCGAATGACTTCACTAACGAACAGGGTCTAATGACAGGTAGTCAGTTGTTGGCTACATCAGGACTTGGTCTTGCTAGTGGTCTGCTTGGTGCGTTGTCTGCTCGCTTTGGTGGTAATATGGAGTCCGTACTAGCCAACGCACGGGCGAAAGGCTTAGCAGGTGTAGCTACGGCTACTGGTGTTGAAGCCGTTACAGAATCCATCGAAGAGGGTTTACAGACTGCTGTACCACTTATGCAGGGTAATCCTAACAACCCTAATTTCTCATTTAACAATTTAGATGGTAAAGGTACGCAGGTGGCTGAAGCTATGGGTAGTGGCTTTGGTATGGGTGCTGTGGCAGGTGGTGGCATGGCTACCGCAGGGGTTATGCGTGATACGGTGATTGACCGTGTATTTGGTTCGCATACCCCTGCACCTGACTTCGACCCTACTACGCCTGAGCATGATACTGACCCATTAACAGCACCAGCCCCTGCCCCAGCCCCTGCAC